AGTTTTACTGTTCCAACTGCTGATTTGTGGAATACCACAGCACCAACATGTTGTGCATCTACATTGTAAGTGTTGTTTGTTCCTGCGATTGCTCCTGACTGGTCAGTGAAAGCAGATACAGCAGTGTTAGATTTAACTATTCTAACTCCACCTACCATAAGAACTTGACCTTTTGAGAAATCTCCATTGTTTGAAGAAAAGTCTCTAGATACAAGTTTATCTATGTTTGATAATTGGTAGTACACATCAGGTGTAACTACACAATATCTGTCAGATGTTGGTACATCTTTTTCATCTAATTTTTGAACTGCTTCAAAGATAGATGCAACCATAGATGTTGCGTTTGTTTTACAGTCACTATCGACTACATTTGAACCACCATTACCACCAGTAATAGTTGCTGAACCTGCTGAAGCAAGTACAACTAACTGAAGTAAGTGTTGGTCAATTTTTTTCGATAAGCTCTGTCCCATCTCTTTTGAGTAGATAGACCTAACATCATAATGATTTTTAAGTTCATCTATTTCGCCAAGAAAGGCGTGTGCTAATAGCATATCATCAATGTTAATGATTTTTTCGTTGTGCTTAACTGCTGTTCCAACGATTTCATTACCAACTGTATGATAACCAGAAGCGATTGTTCCTGTAACTGGGAATTGTGCTGATTTACCTGAACTAATAGTTCTTACAGTAGTCATACCCATCATTTGATTTTCTCTAGCAAATGTTGCAAGTACTTCTCCTGAAAAAACTTTCAGAAATAAATCATTAACACCAGTTCCAGAAGCATTTACTAGACCTAGTCTAGATACTGTTGCGTTTGACATATTATTGTCTCCTCTGTTATTGTTATTATTGATTTAACCCTAATCTTACTTTCGTCAGGAAGTTATCAGTCGTAACTGGCAACCATTGATTTCTAATTAGTCATCTCTCTTTAAAAAAAGATGAGATTATTTCTCTGTATTGATTTTTGTTTTGTAGCCTAAGCCTGTCTTTTTGTTTCCATATAGTTTTTGCCAAGACCAACTAGTTAGCATAGTTGAATAATGGTATATTTTTTCTACTATATATTTTTTCATTACCTTCCTTGTCCTTTGTATCTTGTTAATTTCTTTTGTAACTTTTCTCCTTTAGATAAACTTTTCTTATGAACACCCCTTCGTTTAGGTGGCTTATCTCTAGGTGTAAAACTGGTAAACTTTTGTTTAGCCATCTAGGCTTTTTTCTTAAAACCTTTTTTCATTCTAGCGTAGCTCTTAGATGAAATAGTAGATTTCTTTTTACTTCTACTAATACCTAACTTTTTTCTACGATTTATATTTCTATATAATGACATTATTTTTTCCCCTTTATATTTTTCAATGTAGACATTCCAAAGCTCCCACTAAAAACTATCAAAACTGCCCACCAAAATTCAGTAGGTGCAGATTTAAGTATTTCAAAACCTTTCGTCATGTAAGGTTGTGAAAAAGGTAGGAATGTAAAAATAAAAATTGCACTTATAAGCAAAGTTAAAATTTCATCTTTTATGGAATGTTCTTGTTGTCTTACTTGTTCAACTGAAACTGTTTTTACAGCTTCTATTTCTTTTGCTCTAATAATCTTATCTTTTTCCATTTTGTGATTAATTCCATCAATCACTTTAGAACCAATCATTCTGGTTAATGGATTTTTAAGTAATGGTAATACAAAATTCAGCATTAGTAATTATCACTCCTGTTTGATGATTTAGTTCTAACTCTAAGATTGCTTCTAGAGTTGTTTCTTGGGTTCTTATCTTTATGGTCTATATCTTTGCCTTTTACAGCTTTAGCACCAAGTTTCTTCTTCATTAATCTTCTAGCTAAATTTCTAGAAGACCTATTTTTTCTCTGTTCTGGCTTAGAATGATAATTAGCGTATTCACGCCCATAATCTCTAGGCATTAAATAACAGTGCTTCTACCTATCTTTTCTTCTACTTGTCTTCTGTAAGCAGGGTCAGTTTCATATCTTGGGTCATTCATTGCTTCTGTAACTTGTGCAACACTTGCAAAAGCATCTTTAGAAACAACATCACTAGTACCTTCAAATAAAGAAGCCTGTTTAGGATTTGCTCCTGCTTTTGACATTAAACCTTGAACTGCAAATTTAGCAGTTTCAATATCTCCACCTTCAACCATATCGTTAAATACTTTAACTTCTGCATCAGATAGATTGTCTGTAGCCCAATTAACAAGTTCAGTATATTCTTCTTTACCACCTGCTATGTCTTGAATTTGTTTAGTATTAGTATCTGAAATTAAATTTTGTCCTTCAATATAACTATCAACTAAAGTTTTATCTAATCCAAGTTTTGCTAATTCACTATAACTAGTTTCTGCTAATTCTCCTTTTTCAGCATACTCCTCATAATATTTATCTAAACCTTGTTGTGGTGCTTCTTCTGCTTTNGTTTCTTCAGCAGGTTTAGCTTCTTCTTTAGGTCTAGTTGAAAACTCTTTTTCCAAAGCTCCATACGCTTTAGCCAATTCTTCTGCATTAGAAAATTTTTCTGGCAACCATTCAGGTCTGTCTTCTGTACTTTGTGCTTCAACTTTTGGTTCTCTAACTTCAATTCCTTCTCCATTTGAATTGACGCTAAGGTCTTTATTAATATCAACACCATCTTGTTTTAATTTTTCTGCTGACTGTTCAAGTGTTTCTTGTTGTAAGCCATCAGGTTGTACTTCTAATCTACTCATATTTTTTACTCCATGTTCTCAACTGAAACATCTCCAGTTTCGTTGTTTAAGGCTAAACCTTTTCCATTGTCAGTAATGTGTCTTCCTGCTTCAATGGCAACTCTTGGGTCAGCTAACGCTTGTTGAGCTAACTGTTGTTGTTGAGCCTGTTGTTGTTCTTGTTGGATTTGTTCTTGGTCTTTGAGTAAACCTTGTGTGTCCACACCATTTGCTATTGCAAATTTCTTAATGGCATCATCAAGATTTATATGTTGTGCAAGTACATCAGCTCCTAGCGTTCCTGCTAAATCTTGCATGAACTGTAAAAGTCTAATTCTGTCACTTGCTCTACCTAACGCTTCTAAACCAACAATGATTTTAGGGCGTACTATTTTCTTAGGTAAATCTGGTAATAATTTTTGTTCTCTTAATATATTTATTTTTGCATTGATGTATGGAAGTTGGAACTCAGTTGTAAGTATTCCATATACTCCACCCAAAGCATCTTGTAATTCTTGTGCTACTAACTGTACTTCTGTAGCTGTAACTCTTTCTGCTTGTCTTTGTACTGATGAATTAAGTAAGAAAGCATATTGTAATCTTTGCTCTATTCTATTCATCATCTCAAATGACACTCTAAAATCAGCAAACTTATTAGCCTGTAATACTGATACATCTCCTGAAGAACCTTCAATAATTGCACCATTTGGTGCTTTAGCTATAGATGATGCTCTAGTAGTTCCATTAGGTGCTACTAAGAAAAGCATTTTAGCTGATGCTGAAGAACCTTCTAATATTGCTCTTGTTAATCCTTCTAAAGATTTAAGGTCTCCTAAATAGCTTTCACAATGTGAACGACCATAATCCATTCCATCTACTCTATTAAATCTTAAAGCAATAAAAGGTAATTGGTCTAATTTATATTTAGTAGTAAGAATTACTTTCTTTCCACATTCTTGCATTAATGTGAAACCTTTAGCTTCTCTNGTTACNCAAGTGTATAAATCTAATTCTTTATTTTCATATTCTTCTTTTGATTTATTTTCTATAATAGAGTTTCTTACTTGTTCAGGTAAAGTATCTAAATTAACTACTTCTTTAATAATTATTTTTAGAATGTTTCCTTGATTGTCTCTTTTAACAACATAGTTCTCTAATCTATAAACTCTTAAACCTGTCTCTGTAATTTTTAATAATACATTTCCAGAAACTATCAAATTTTTCAGTGCTTCGTATACTGCAACTCTGTCATTGGAAACTTCCATGTTATCCATAATTGCTTTTTCAATTCCTGATAATCCTTGTTCAATAGAACTTTTAGTTTTGGGGTCTCCTTGAATTTGTTTGAATACTAAATCATCAACACTTAATCTAAAGAAAGGAGCATGTGGTGGGAATAAAGCTAACATTAATTTAGATGCTAAGTTCATAACACCTCTTGCACCTACACTCTGGTAAGGTGTATTATATTCTGTAGCTTCGTTGTTACCTTTGTCTGGGAATAAAGTTGGAATAGTTAATTTTGCACAATCTCTAGCTCTTTCTAAATATGTTTCTCTATTCATCTCTAGCTTATTGTATTGTGACTGTATTGAAGTTTTATCTTCAGTAACTTTTTTATCTCCTAAAACATATCGTTCCATTTTCTAATTACGCACTAGGTAAGTTCAGTCCACTCGAAGTAAGACCTGAACTAGCTAATGGTATTCTTAATGAACCTCTAGCAGTTCTTCTTCTAGAAGCTGATGAAGCAACATTAACATTCCTTCCACTTGCATCTGCACTTGCAGGAGCATTTTGCCTTGTT